AAATAGACCACCAGTCAACGCATTATTTCCTGCTTGCTGAGCATTATAGTTTGCCAATTGACCTTGATATTGTTGATTATAAAGATTTGCAATATCAGTATTTCCAACTAAAGCTTGTGGAACTCCGGAAAATTGAGGAGCAGTTACTTGTGATCCAGAACGAATTGCATTCAATTCATTCAATGGTTGTTGACGTAAATAATTCTGCTCATTGATATACTGATTTCGGCCTTGATTTTGCAAATTAGCATTTGCCATGGATTGATTAAATCCGGCATTTTGATTAAATGATGCCTGATTAAATCCTTGTGCTTGCGCAGCATTATGGAATTGAGCATTTTGCAATGCTTGGTTATATGCATTCTGATTTGACGCAAGACCAATATTAAACAATCGAGATTGTTCCGCTCCACCACCAGTAATTGCGCTATTCCTTGCATTATTATATGCAAATTCCTTGTTTCGGCTAAAATCACCAACCGCTCGATTCCAGGCATCAGAATTTTGTGCAATCCCTTGCGAAATAAGTTTGTTCTCAAGATCAGATTGATCTTGCTTCCACTGGGGATCAAGGAATGAAGTTTGCTGATTATATAAAGAATCTCTTTGTGTCTGCAGATCCTTGACAAGATCCTGGCCACCAATCAAAGATGGGATTCTGCTCATATCCACATCATTTTGGATTGATCCATATGAAACAGGCCGATAATTACCAAGACTCAATGTTTGAGATGGCGCATTATCGTAATTGAATGGCTTGCTCAATGTATCCGATGTTGAGTTAAGCTGGTTTAGCCCAAGATTCGCCAATGCCTGACTGATTGAATTATTAGAATTCAATAGCTGTTGTTGTTCAGGCGATAAATTAATGGTTTGTGTATATTTCGGAATACCATTGGCGTCAACGCCATTTTGAGTATAAGTCAAATTACCCCATGGCGTAACTTGATCAATACGATTCAAAGCCGCATTAGCAATTGCCGTATCTTTATTTTGCTGAGTCTGAGCAGCAGCAACCACATTTGGATCGGGTGGGGTTGGTGCTTTAGGGCTACTTTTACCCATGATTATGTCCTTATATCCATTTGCATTCATCGCGCAGCATTCCATACACTACGCAATCATCATCACAAAATCCTTTTCGCATAATTCCTTCCTGAGTAAATCCAACTCGCTCAAGGAATTGGCGCGTATGGACGTTCTTGGATGGCGTCAATGCCGTAACACGTATGCATCCAAGCTGCGAAAACGGATATCTAAAAATAGCTTCTAAAGCTTTCTTACTTAACCAATGTTTGTCATCTGCTGCACATGACATTTGAATATCATTGTCTCTATATTCATGATAGACCACAGCCCCCAACGGTTGCCCATTTTCAGATTGCACGCCAATAGTCATCATGTTACTGAATTCTGAGACATGAGGAATTCTATCTGAAACCCATTTTGCTATGGCTTTGTTTGCTTCGCCAGTCGCAAAAATAAGTTTCATAGAACACCACCTAGCCTAAAGACATATGTAACAGCTTGCCAATTGGTAGCACTCATGTTGTTCACGATCCGCATATGGAGTGCGCCGGCATTACCGACACCAGTCAGACCCTGCCAATCAGTTTTTGTGCTGACACCTGGACTCCATGGGAATGTGTTCCAAAGCTTTGTATTCCATAAAGTACCGCCAGTTCCGCTAAAAGTTGGATTCGCAATCGGATAATTGTCGTTGAAATCCATATCAATCCCAAGCGTAGCAGTCATATTGCCAGTGAGATTGAAAATTGGCTGAGCCATGGTCACATGCTTTTTCCTGCCTGGTGCTGCGAAATATTGAAAAGCAGTCTTTGCCTCGCCAAAGATATAACCACCATCATCAGAATAACCAGTATCTGCTTTTGCTACATATGCGGAACCAGCAATAACATTCGATCCGAAATAGAGATCATTGCCAAGAATTTCAAATGTGTTTGCATTCCAATTCGTGAATTTGCACCACGAATTATTGACTACATTCATCACATATTGGTATTGATTGGCGTTCTGTACTTGCGGAATATTGACGAATATCTTATTACCAGTTGGATAATAGATTGCATGGAACCCGAAATTATTAAAATAATTTTCGGTGTCGCTGTTGACCAATACTGAGATTTTATCGCTCAGTGAATCGCGCAATTGAGCACGATCAGTCAAAAGAGACTTCGATAATGCGGTAAAACCATCCGTGGTCAGCAAAATAACGTCAGAGCCATAGCGAGTATAGAAACGCCTGCCTGGGGGGCGTCCAACGAAGAAATGGCCTGCTTTAGTCCAATTGGCGGCATTGCTAGGATCGGTGCCGGCATACATTAAAACTTCGCCTTCTGTCGAAATGAAGCAAGCATATTCCTGGATGCCTGCAGCATTATCAATTGTCCATGTCACCATAGCCTGTAGAGAACCGCCGAGATTCATCAATGAGCCAAAGTCAAAGACTTGTGCTGCACCAGAAATAGCATTAGGCGCGAGGAACCATACTTTCAGCGTGTTCTTTTCGACAAAGAACAAGCGATTAGCATAGATGTTCAGGTGAATCAGATTGCGCGCATCCACTCCCGTAATGGCAGGAGTGACAATGAATGTCCCGGTTACGGTCGCATTGGTTGCCGGAACCGCGCTCATTGTATAAGTGAACGTGGTAGGACTGGTGACGGTAATTACAAATGTCCCATTATATTCATTCGGATTTGCACCAGAAACGATAATGGTCGTGCCAGTCGTCAGATTGTGCGGCGTGCTAGTCGTGTAAGTCGCAGTCGTGCCGACAAAGGTTATCGACACAGGACGTTGAACAATCGTATAAGTGCCAGTGATCGTAGCATTGCTGCCAGGGACTTTAACGAAAGTACCTACCGGCGCAGCGTTTGCGCCAGGATCGCTCTGCATGTTATAGGTGAAGGTCGTCGCACCGGTAGAAGTCACTTGGAATGTGCCATTAAAGGCCGCTGGCGTGGCACCAGAGACGAGAACGAAGTCACCTGTCACCTGGTTATGCGGAGTGCCAGAAGTGAGCGTAGCAAGCGTTCCAACGCGGGTAATGCTGCTAGTCGTCTGATTAATAACATACTGGCCTACAGTCGTCGCGTTCGTCGCTGGCGTACCACCCATCGTATAAGTGAAGGTAGTAGCGCTCGTGACAGTGATATTTGCCGTTGCATTGTATTGTGACGGAGCAGCCCCAGAAACAGTGACGTTATTGCCAGTGCTAAGCCCATGCGGGAAGATAGTTGTGAGCGTTGCCGTGGTACCTGAGAATGTGATTGATGCGATCGCATATTGGCCCATCACATAAGTAAAGGTATTCGCACCAGTTGAAGTGATGACATAAGCGCCGTTATACATCGTTGGCGTTGCGCCAGTCAGGCTAATAATTGTCCCGGTAGACAGCAGATGTGGCGCATTGGTGGTAGCCGTAGCAGTACTGCCGGAATAAGTGATCGTGTTAATTGTTTGCGAACCTAGACCAGAGACAGCTTTCCATGCAGTACCATCGTAAATACGCGGGTAATCAGCGCCATTTACGGTATAGAGGAATGACCCGCCAGGCGTCGTGAAATTTACATGCTGCCAGCGAGCATTCGTTAAACCTGTCACTACGGCAGCTCCTACTGCTCCTTGCGCCGTGGCATCATAGAATGATGTACCAGAAGCAGCAAACAACTTGCTGGTTGCCCCCGCGTTATAAGCCATCAGGCTTTCAACAGGCGAGGAATAGCCGGTTGACCAGCGCACAAAGCCCTTACGTAACTCTACACTCGTAGTATTCGGGAAGAAATTGGTTAGGATTGTCGCATCGGTTGGCGGCATAGCGGCTAGTGCATCACGCGCATTCAGTCCACCAGTAGGAGCGGGGAGCGTGAGCGTTTGTGCCGGGGGTTGTTGCGGCGGTCGTTTTTGGCGAGGAATGAACATTTAATTGCGCTCCATATTTTTATGTGGAATAATTCCTCTATCGAAAATATGGAGATTAATATGACCGAGACTTGGCTCCCTGTGATTGGCTACGAAGGAATTTACGAAGTTTCTGATCATGGCAATGTTCGAACTGTAAAAACTGGAAAGATCAAAGCACCACAAAAATGTAAAAAAACAGATCATCAATGGGTCATGCTTTGGAAAGACAACACACAAAAAAACATGAGAATTCATCGATTAGTCATGTTTGCTTTCATTGGCCCTCCTCCCGATAATCATGAATGCTGCCATAACGATGGCGATGCTAGTAATAATCATATCAGCAATTTGCGCTGGGACACTCCTGCGGCTAACCAAGCTGACCGAGTAAAACATGGTACAAGTAATCGCGGTGAACGTTGCGCATCTTCAAAATTAACGACTGAACAAATTTTTGCTATTTATAAAGATAATCGACTGCAAAGAGAAATCGCCTCTGATTATGGAGTCCGTGAAAATACAATTTCTCGCATTAAATCTGGCAAACGATGGTCGCATCTTTTTAACAATGTTGTCTAATTGCCAAAACCACTGTCAGGGATGTTCTCCCACCCAATCAACGTGTTGAGAGGATCTGGAGCCATATGCAATGTCGCGCTGCCCGAATCATTCGCCTTGGCGATCGACCAGAGATTTTCAAACTCTGAGGTATATTGATCGCCGAAACCTTTAGCCTGGTAATAGGCATTCTTCAGCCCGACAATAATCAGGCCATCAGGGAAGATACAAGTATCTGTATCAGCAGTGAAATACTGCTTACGATTGCCGGTGGCATCAAATACTGCGCCATTACTGATGTATTCAAAGCCGAGATATTCCGGCGA